GGAAACTGGTCGGTGCGGGGTTCCAAGGTGTACCACAGCCTTGAAGTGTGGAGGATCCTACCGTCTAAAAGGATTGGCTCTCGGACCCAGGTAATCAAATCGTCAGACTAGACGTAAGAGTAACCTAGGGTTAGAGGAAGTTCTCGTGACCAACTTGGACCCTGATTTCCCCTAAATCAGGTAATCTGGCTGATCGGCACAGGTATATTAAGTATCTGCCATAAGAACAGCGGTTATGGCTTAAGGGATCCGACCGTTTTGCCCGACTATTTTGGATAGTCCCGTGAAAGGTTCACTCAAATGAAACCTTCACCAATGTATTGTACCGACTGATAATTAGATTAAACCCCGTTTTAGGCCAATTACATCCTAAGACCGACTTAGTCAGTTAGACTGTACGGTGAAGACTGTGCTTATTGGACACCCGTCGAGGGTAAGTATAGAAAGTCACCGATCAAATACAGATGCTATCATATATCGATTTTGTTACCGGGAACCACACACGCCAAATGCTCTACGGGACGTCGCCGCAGGGGTCGCGGTCTCAGGGCAAACCCCTGTCGTCTGGTGTACGAGTGGCCGTATCTGACCGACCAGCTTCAGGTCTGGCACGGTTGAGAGATATACCTAACCTGAGACCACCACAAGTTACCAAAGAACATGAAAAGGTAACAGCCTCTAATCTTTCTAACTCACTGAACATGCTCATCGGTTTGATCAACTCGCAAGGTCTTTCATACGGTCCTAAGTTAATCGGGGCTTTGTCTGTCCTTTTCGATCACCTGTTATCGCAGTCAATCGGGAGACCAGTGGATTTAATCAAGGAGGTTAAAGCTACGAGACAGTATTATATAGGTTTGATACGTGGTGCACCATTGCCTAAGAAAGGTGATCTGACATTTAAGTTCCTGGAGCGATCACAGTATAGTGATACCCAGAGGGCGATACGCGACTTGTTACAATTACAGGTCGAGGTTGGGGGCTCATTGGTTTTGACCCAAAGCACAAAGTTCATTGCAACAATTATCCTAACAGCGCTGGACGCAAGTAGAGTGTTCTCATTGATAGTCGACCCGGACCACTCACCTATAACGGCTAAGTATTCCGGGGCGGCAGACCAGGAATTAATTATAAAGGAGATCCTGGAAGTAGTGGACAACATAGGTATCGATAGAGAAGAGTTCCGCTCTCTCTTAGGAACTCGTACGAGATCGTGGTCTCACTTTGTTTCAGAGAAGGGAGGCCCGAATGGGCCGGCGACAAGATCGGCCGGTGCAGACGCGGTAGCCTTGTTGGCTAACCCGGATTTGATGTCAACATTCATCGAGGTTGCGGACGGTTTTGATATGCACACGCTTGTTTCGCAGGTAGTTTGGCTGGGGACGACCTCGCCTGAGACCGTAGCAAAGAAAGACGATTTCAATCTCGGTCGGATCCACACCATACAGGAGTGGGGAGGGAAAGCACGAGATGTCGCCATTCTAGACTACTTCACTCAGGTACTGCTTGACCCATTACACAAAGCACTAGGGGATGTTCTCAGATTGTTACCAACTGACGCTGTTTATGACCAGTCTAAGGCAGCGGAGCGTGTCCGTGGTTGGACTGAGTTAGGGGTCCCGCTTTGGTCTTTCGACCTGTCCCGAGCGACAGACTCGCTACCCTTATGGGTACAGCAGGCTGTCTTAGGGGCGTTCATAGGGAACCAGTCTTTGGCTGCTGCCTGGGGGAAACTGCTGACCGAAAGGGATTATATTACAGAGTCGGGGAGAAAGATACGTTACGGGACAGGGCAGCCAATGGGTGCCAAGTCTTCTTTTGTGGTTTTCGATCTAACTCATCATGCTCTCGTTCAACTGGCAGCCTCTAAGGCGGGTTTTAAGGGGAATTTTGGTTCTTACGTGGTTATTGGGGATGATATCACCATTGCAGATGCAAAGGTCGCAGGGGCATACAAGGAGTTAATGGAGGGATTGAACGTAAAGATCTCCTTAGAGAAATCTTTGGTCCATACAGATGGTTATTTACCAGCAGGGGAGATGGCTAAACGGCTGTTTATTAGCGGAATAGAGTTATCCTCGATACCAATTAAGTTACTGGCCAGACTCCCTAAATCAGGGAAACTTGGGATCTTGGTGCAGGAATTTGTACTATCTCGCGGTCTGATCCAAGCAGGTCCAAAGGTTATTCAGTGGCTTGTTGGGGGTATGGATAGAGACTCAGCAGTGACCATGATGAAACTTAACGCAGCACCAGGGCAAGTAGTAGGTTTAAGCAACTCTTGTGGCCCTTACTCAGTAAACCTCGAAGTAGGGAACTGGTCCGAGAAAGTTACCGTAACCAACGAAGACGTGCAAGATGCATACACTTTCACGTTAGTGGCCGAACAGTTAAAACGCCTTGAAGCGTTATTACGTCAAGCCGGGTTAATTAAGGATTCATTAGAGGCGATGTCACGAGTTACAGAGAAGGACTTCTCAGTAGAGAAGTGGTGGGATTCTATCCCAGAGAAGAAACGACCTCACGTGACTGCATTATTAGAGCAAGGTAGTCAGCACCCAATTTACTTAGCTGCCGTTGATGAAGCACGAAGGGTCTCAAGTATATTATCCTCATTACGTGCCGGAACTCACTCAGTTACAGCGGCCGCAAGACTAGGTTTACTAGATTCGTTACGTAACTCAGTCTGGACGAAAACAGAGCCAGACTCCGAAGATCGAGCCCAGGTACTATATTCCGTCTTCCTTTCATCTATGGTCAATCTGAGTAAGATTGTCGATCTGCCTGGTAAAGCCAAGGATGGAGGCCTAATACCACGGACCTTAGAGTTCACGATACCGATATTGTCGATCGGAAGATCGTACACGGTTTACTGGAAGCTAGGAGGTGGTGTTTACGTGAATATGGTCCGTTCTAGAATCCAAACTGACGCTGTTGCCACTGAATCGCTCGCAGGATCTATTGCAGATTCTATTAAGATGTTAACATCGGTCTCTAAGCGGTAATCTTACCGAAAACATGCGTCGTACGAGGGATCGAGCCACCGTCGAGGTTATATAAGGTTATGACTAGGGTCGAGGTACCAACTTGCATCCTATTTCGTGTATCGATCCGAGGGTGGGGAGAGGCCAACTACGTTCGCAGGTTAGAACCCTTATACATCCACTTAAACAAACAAAAATCCCCCCCCGTGAGAAGGGTCATGCGGGGGGTTAAGGCAATCATATACGGG